GACTTACCATTTTAATTAGTAAGATATGGCATTGAAAAAAAGAACATTTTCAGATTTGAAAAATAAATTCTCAAAGAAAGCAAACTTTAAACCAGAAAGATTTTTTGATTTAGGGGGAGCTTTCCTTGATGCTACTGGATTACCAGGACCAGCTATGGGACACTTACAAATGTTTCTTGGTCATTCCGATACTGGAAAAACCACAGCTTTAATAAAATCAGCGGTTGACGCACAAAAGAAAGGAATTTTACCAGTATTAATCATTACCGAACAAAAATGGGGTTTTGAACACGCTAAACTTCTTGGTTTTGATTGTGAAGAAATTGTAGATAAAACTACCGGTGAAATAGATTGGGATGGATTCTTCCTATTTAATAACGACTTTCAGTATATAGAACAGATTACTGACTACATTAACGAGCTATTAGATGCTCAAGATAAAGGTGAATTAGAATACGATTTATTATTTTTATGGGACTCTGTTGGTTCAGTACCTTGTAAAATGACATTTGAAGGTAAGGGTGGTAAAATGCATAACGCGGCAACCCTAGCTGACAAAATAGGTATGGGACTAAACCAAAGGATAGGTAAGTCACGAAGACAAGACTCAAAATACACTAACACATTGGTGGTCGTAAACCAACCATGGGTTGAATTACCAGACAACCCATTTGGACAACCAAAAATTAAAGCTAAAGGTGGTGAATCACTATGGTTAAATTCTACACTAGTTTTTAGGTTTGGTAACCAAAAAAATGCTGGAACTACAAACATTTCAGCTGTTAAAGAAAAAAGAAAAGTAAAGTTTGCTACCCGAACTAAGATAACAATCATGAAAAATCACGTTAATGGTCTGGGGTACGAAGATGGAAAAATACTAATTACACCACACGGTTTTATCGCCGGTAGAGAAGCAGGTGAAGAAAAAAAATCAATAGATAATTATAAACTAGAGAATTCCACATTTTGGTCTGAGCAATTAGGCATGGGTGGTGATTTCGATTTAAAAATAGAAAAACAAAATGACTAAATTAAAAAAAGGAGACAAAGTAAAAGTACACTATATAGGTACTTTAAAAGATGGTTCAGAATTTGACAGTTCTAGAAAAAGAGAACAAACATTAGAATTTGTTATTGACGATGGTAAAATGTTAAAAGGATTTAACGATGTGGTTAAAGATTTAAATGTTGGTGAGAAAAAAATAACTAACATACCGGCAAATGAAGCTTATGGTGATTATATCACAGAAGCTGTTATAACAGTTAAAAAGGCTGAATTCCCACCAGAAATGAAATTTGACATAGATGGGTTTGTACAAGGACAAGACGACCAAGGGAGACCGGTACAAGGACAAATAGTTAAAGTTGAAGACGATACTGTAAATTTAGATATGAACCACCCATTAGCTGGTGAAGATTTAAATTTTGAAATTGAACTGGTAGAAGTTGTAGCGTAAAAAAAATTGTTTAACCTTTTAATTAAATGTCTTGACACGTACACTATTAGTTGATGGAAATTCACTATTAAACACAGGATTTCACGGTATTAAAAATATGTATAATGGTGATGACCACATAGGTGGACTATATCATTTTTTAAATACATTAAGAAAACTCATTGACAGCTATTTTATAACAAAAGTAGTTGTGTTTTGGGATGGGAAAGATAATACTAAACCCAGAACAAAAATATACCCCGAATATAAGTTAAATAGGAGACTAAAACCAAAACCAAAAGAAGAGGTAGACTCTTATGGTAGACAAAAACTAAGAACTCAAGAATACTTAGAAGAACTCTACGTAAGACAGTCTACGTTTAAATGGTGTGAAGCCGATGATTGTATTGGGTATTATTGTGACAATAATAATGAAGAAGAAATTATAATACTAACTTCTGATAGAGACTTACTACAACTAATTTCAGAAAAGGTTTCGATGCATGTCATATCATTAAATAAAATATTTAAATTTAACGATAAAGTACCGTTGGAGGGTGTCTACATACCCCCCAGCAACGTACGCTTAGTTAAAACTATATGTGGTGATTCTTCAGATAATATATATGGTATAAAAATGGTAGGTGTAAAATCACTTATAAAAATAAAACCAGAAATACTAGAAAAAAAAGTAACTTTAAAAGAAGTTATAGAAACAATAGAATCTAAAGAAAAAAATACAGTAAAAGAAAAAAACATACTGGAAGGTATTACACAAAAAGATACAAGAATAGCCGATAAAAAAAATATTTTAAACACAAACTACGATATTATTGGCGTTGGGGAACAATTCCTAACTGAAGAAGCTGTAAAAGGAATAAAGGAATTATCAAAAGAAGCTATAGACCCAGAAGGTAGAGAATGGAAAAATGCTTTAAACTTGATGATGTCAGATGGATTACTTAATATTTTACCACAAACAAATGATGCTTGGGTTGATTTTGTAAGGCCATTTTTAAGATTAACAAGAATAGAAAAAGATTTTTATAAAAGTAAAAAAAAAATAAAAAATGAAAAATAAAACCGATAACACACAAAAATGTGAATTTGTACTAACACTAGGAAAAAATATTGTATGTCAAAGATTCTTTTCAGTAAGAAACTTTAACAATAATTCAGCATTTTCTTTAGACCTACACGAGACTATGTCAGACATTATAAATGACATGAAAGACCGACTAAAACAAAAAACTTTATTTTTGTTGGATAGTAATTTTAGAGAAAATCCAAATCAACAGGTAATTGACGAAGGTGATTTTACGATAACTATTAAGAAAGGTAACAAATCTATATACAGTAGAATCCTACCTGCCGACGTCTACCCCCCGAAAGTGAGGTATACGGTAGATATAAGACCACAAATTTCTAGTATATTAAGAGAACTAACAGAAGTACTGTCAAGTAGAAAAGTTACTACCTACTACCAAGATTATTCACTAATGGTTAGTGAATAAAGTATTTATTACTAAATAAAATTATAGATGAGTGAAACCACAAACTTTGGATACCTAGGGTATACCTTCCAACTAAAATTATTAAATCTAGTTATTACTGACAATACTTTTTTTCAGTCTATAATAGATGCTATAATACCTAAATATTTTGACAACCAATATTTTAGATTGATTATGCAATTAATCAAAGAATATTACGAAAAATACCAAACAGCACCATCGTTTGACGCTATAGACCAACTAACAAGGATAGAGATTTCTTCGGAAATGGCAAGAAAAAATATTTTTGATATGTTAAAAGAGATTAAAGAAGCTTCATTTGAAGACCATCTTTTTATTAAAGAAAAATCTTTAAATTTTTGTAAACAACAAGAACTTAAAAAGGCTATTCGTAAAGTAGAAAGTATAATGGAGAAAGGTGATTTCGAAAGTTATGATAAATGTGAGGAATTAATTCGTGACGCTATTAAAATAGGTGACGGAGACCAAGGTAGTTTTGAAATTTTTACAGAACTAGAAAAATTATTAGAGGAAGATTATAGACACCCAATACCAACAGGGGTAGACGGGTTAGATAACATATTGAACGGTGGGTTAGCCAAAGGAGAAATAGGTGTGGTATTAGCACCTACCGGTGTTGGTAAAACTACTATGTTAACTAGATTTGCTAATACGGCATTTAATATGGGGTATAACGTACTACAAATATTTTTTGAAGATAACCCAAAGATAATACAAAGAAAACATTTTACGTGTTGGACTGGTATACCTAATGATAAATTAAGTGAACATAAAGAAACAGTTTTGGATAAAGCTGACGAAATGAAAAAAACTGGTGGTAAGTTAATACTAAAAAAATTACCTTCAGACGAAATGACCATACTTCAAATAAAAAACCAAGTAAGGAAAATAATATCGGAAGGTATAAAATTAGATATGATTTTAATAGATTATATAGATTGTATATTACCAGACCGTGCATTTAATGATGAGTGGAAAGGTGAAGGTTCAGTTATGAGAAAATTTGAAGGTATGTGTCATGAATTAGACATAGCGGGATGGACAGCCACACAAGGAAATAGAACTTCTATAAGTTCTGAAGTTGTAACCACAGACATGATGGGTGGGTCAATTAAAAAAGCACAAGTTGGTCACGTTATTATATCTGTAGCTAAAACTTTACAACAAAAAGAACTTGGGTTAGCTACCATAGCTGTTGTAAAATCTAGATTAGGTAGAGACGGTGTTATATTTGAAAATTGTAAGTTTGATAATGGAACACTAGAAATTAATACAGAAACCACACAAACGTTCCTAGGTTTTGAAGAAGAAAAAACCAATAGAAATAGGGAGAGAGTTGCCAAAGCTCTACAAAGAAGGGAACAAGTAATAAATAAAAAATAATTAATAAAAATTAAAATATGGAAGTATCAAATAAGATTCTGTCGGATATTACTGTCTACATGAAGTACGCAAAATACCTACCAGAACTAAATAGAAGAGAGTCGTGGGATGAATTGGTGACTAGGAATAAAGAAATGCACCAAAAAAGATATCCACACTTAAAAGATGAGATTGGTGAGAAATATAGATTAGTATACGATAAAAAAGTGTTACCATCTATGAGGAGTATGCAATTCGGTGGTAAACCGATTGAGATATCCCCAAACAGAATTTACAACTGTGCGTACCTACCTATTGACCATATTGATTCTTTTAGTGAAACAATGTTTTTATTGTTGGGTGGAACAGGTGTTGGATATTCAGTACAAAGACATCACGTCGCTAAACTACCAGTAATTCAAAAACCATACCAAAAGAGAAAGAAAAGATTTTTAATTGGTGACTCAATCGAAGGGTGGGCAGACGCAATTAAAGTTTTAATGAAAACATATATGAATGGTGGTGGTTCTAGGGTAGAATTCGATTATTCTGATATCAGACCTAAAGGAGCTAGATTAATCACATCAGGAGGCAAAGCACCAGGACCACAACCACTTAAAGAATGTCTAGTTAAAATTGAAGGCCTATTAAACCAAAAAGAAAATGGAGAACAACTAAGTACTATTGAAGTTCATGATATTGTTTGTCATATAGCGGACGCTGTTTTAGCTGGTGGTATTCGTAGAGCTGCACTTATTAGTTTATTTAGTGCTGATGACGAACAAATGATTGGGTGTAAATCTGGTAATTGGTGGGAACTAAACCCACAAAGAGGTAGAGCTAACAACTCAGCCTGCTTAATGAGACACAAAATAACCAAAGAATTCTTTATGGATTTATGGAAAAGAGTTGAGTTATCAGGAGCTGGAGAACCAGGTATATACCTTAATAATGACAAAGACTGGGGGACAAACCCATGTTGTGAAATCGCACTAAGACCTAATCAATTCTGTAACCTTTGTGAGGTAAACGTGTCAAATATAGAATCACAAGAAGATTTAAACGAAAGAGTAAAAACAGCAGCATTTATAGGTACACTACAAGCGGGGTATACCTCATTTCACTATTTAAGGGAAGTGTGGCAAGAAACAACTGAAAAAGACGCCTTGATAGGTGTATCAATGACAGGTATCGGTTCTGGTAAAGTTCTTACTTATGACATGTCCAAGGCCGCCAGTCTAGTTAAAAGAGAAAATACTAGAGTATCTAAATTAATAGAGATAAATCAATCAGCTAGATGTACAACTGTTAAACCTGCAGGAACAACATCATTAACGTTAGGTACTTCATCAGGAATTCATGCATGGCATAATGATTATTATGTTAGAAGACTTCGTGTAGGTAAAAATGAAGCGATTTACACTTATTTAAACGAAAACCATCCAGAATTAGTTGAGGATGAATATTTTAGACCACACGATACAGCTGTAATATCTATACCACAAAAAGCACCTGAAGGTTCGATAATGAGAACTGAGTCACCATTCCAACTACTAGAGAGAGTTAAAAAAGTAGCAACAGAATGGGTAAAAGCTGGACATAGAAATGGGTCAAACACTCATAATGTTTCAGCAACAATTTCATTAAGAGAACACGAATGGGACGCAGCTGGTGAGTGGATGTGGGAAAATAGGAAAGCTTATAATGGGTTATCAGTTTTACCTTACAATGGGGGTTCGTATATACAAGCACCGTTCGAAGACATAACAGAAGAAGATTACAACCAAATGATGGAATCACTCAAAGACGTTGATTTAGGTATGGTAGTTGAATTAGACGATAATACAAATTTGACTGGTGAATTAGCTTGTGCTGGTGGTACTTGTGAGATAGACGTAGACTTAAAAAGTATAAAAAAAGAAGAAGAATTGGATGAAGCATAAGTTCAGTAAAGAAATTCTATACCATTTTAATTGTGGTAAGTGTAATAAATGGTGGTCAATTGCTGACTACCATTTGTTTTCTAATAATGTACCAGAAAATGAAAAAAAGGTACATAATTCAATAATATGTCCTCACTGTGGACATAATGAAGAAATAAAAGAAATAGAAAATGACGAGAAGAGATGATTGGATTAGTGAACTACACCACAAAGAATTTATAAAACCAAAACTACAATTGGAAGATTTTTATTGGGAAAAAGGTAAAATGGTTATGAGTGAACAATACCACAAAAAAAGGGGGTACTGTTGTGGTAACGCATGTAAACACTGCCCGTACTCACCAAAAAACCAAAAAATGAATAAAGATTTAAAAGGTAAGGGTGATAACACCAACCAAACCAATCTTTGAAGTATTTATTATAAAAAAAGATGCCCAACCAAAGATATGGTATAACATTCCCATTTACGGATAGTCAAGAAGGATTTTTTCTAGGACTTAATAAAACACCAGACAGTGAGGTGCGTTCTAATTTAATCCATTTAATACTAACTTTAAAAGGTACACGTTATTTTTTACCTGATTTCGGTACAAATTTAATGAGGTATATTTTTGAACCTATGGATTCAGCCACCAAAACATCTATAGATAGTGAAATAAGAGAAGCTGTAGATATGTACATACCTAATTTAGTAATCACTAAAGTAGAGGTAAAAACAGCAGAAGATGTTAGGCAAGAAGAAAAAGAAGAAATAAATACTCCTGATTTGGAGGATAATAGTTTTACTTTTGTTGGTGTCACAGAAAAAGAGTATTCTATGAGGGTAAGGATTGACTACAGTTCGGGGGACAACGTATTCCAAACTAAAGACTTTGTAATAATTAATTTATAATATGGCGGAAAAACAAATAGCGTACACTGAAAGAGATTTCCTAGGGATAAGAAATGAACTACTAAGACTAACGAATACCTACTATCCCGACTTAATACAAAATGCAAACGATGCTTCCATATACTCGGTGTTTTTGGATTTAAACGCAGCGGTAGCAGATAACCTAAACTTTCAAATAGATAGAACATTTCAGGAGACAGTTTTACAATTTGCTGAAGAAAGAAGTTCTTTATATAATCTAGCTAGAACCTACGGTTTAAAAGTACCAGGTAATAGACCTTCTGTAACCGTCGGAGACTTATCTGTGGTAGTACCAGCTTTAGGTGATAAAGAAGATTTTAAATATTTAGGTCTTTTAAGAGCCGGAGCCCAGTTTAATGGTGGTGGACAAATATTTGAATTGGTTGACGATTGTGATTTTTCATCACCATACAGTATGGAAGGAGTACCTAATAGAACCAAAATACCTAATTTTGATGCTAACGGAAACCTAATTAATTATACAATCACCAAAAGAGAAGTTATTGTAAACGGAACAACTAAAATATTTAAGAAAGAAATACTAGATAGTAATAATAAACCATTCTTTAAATTATTTTTACCAGAAAAAAATATTATATCAATAACATCTATAATACAAAAGCCCGGAGTGGGGTACCAATCGCTACCTAATTCTTCAGAATTTATATCACCATTAGCAAATAAATGGTATGAAGTTGATGCTTTAGCAGAAAATGAAGTTTTTGTAGAAGACCCTTCCTCACCACCAGATAATGTGGGTATTAAGGTTGGTAAGTATGTAACAGCACCCCAAAGATTTATTACCGAATATACCCCTGAAGGGTTCTTCTTTCTAACTTTTGGTGGTGGTAATCAAACCTCACAAGACCTTCTAGATGAGTTTACATCTAAAGGTGTGAAATTAGATATGTCTAAATTCATGAATAATATAGCTTTAGGTAATACCGTAAAAGGAAATAGTACCCTATTTATCCAGTACAGGGTAGGTGGTGGTAAATCTTCTAATATTGGTGCTGGAGCTGTAAGAAATATTGGGTTAATAGATTTTGTGGTTGCTGGACCTAGTCAACAGGTTAACCAATCAGTTATTAACAGTTTATCCATAAATAATGTAACATCAGCCATAGGTGGTGCAGACCCAATGACACAAGATGAAATTAGGAATTATATTTCTTTTAATTTTGCAGCACAAAAAAGAGCTGTAACAATAAATGATTATGTCTCACAATTAAGAACGATGCCTTCTTCTTTTGGTTCACCAGCAAAAGCAAGTGCTACGGAAATAGAGAATAAAATTAAATTAAGTGTACTTTCTTACACACCTGGAGGTACTCTAACTTCTAATGTAAGTTCTACATTAAAAAATAACATAGCTACATATCTATCTAACCATAGAATGATAAACGACTATATTATAGTTGGGTCAGCAAAAGTAATAGATTTAAGGTTAGAAATAGATTTGATAATAGCTAACGGAGTCAATCAATCAGAAGTTGTAACCAGTGTAATCTCAATTGTTGGAGAATATTTCAAAACTGATAAAATAGAAATGGGACAAGATTTAGCTTTGGGGGAATTAAGAAAACAAGTAATGAACCAAGACGGTGTGGTTAATATTGTTGATGTAAGAGTGTACAATCAAGTAGGTGACCCATATTCACAATCCGTAAGTACACAACCATATAGTAATAACACAACAAAACAAATAGGGTTAATCGACGACACTATTTTCGCTCAACCCGACGAAATACTACAGATAATGTCACCCCAAAAAGACATCTCGGTTAGGACTAAGAGAAATACTAAACCTACATTCTCCTAAACTTTACTATATTAGACCATAACTTACTTTTAATTTTAGTGGTGGAACTATTTATTTTATAAACACCATAAACCTTAATAAGGTTAATATTAATATAAAAGATGGCCAAATCTATTAGAGTAAGGACACAAGTCGGTAAAGACCAAAAAATTAGTTTAAATCTAAACCAAGACTTTGACTTATTAGAAATATTAAGCCTATCGCTTTCACAAAATGATGTCTACACAAGAATGTGTGCTGATTTTGGTGTTGTGGTGGGTAGAGTAACCTCAAATGGGGGTTATGGGATACCAAACGCTAAAGTTTCTGTATTTCTACCTATAGATAGTGAAGACGAAGAAAATGAAGTAATTAGGTTGTTATACCCCTACACACAACCCTTTGATACCACAGTAGATGGTAAAAGGTTTAATCTGTTAAGTTCCAAACAAAACTTCGATTGTCATGTCGCTGTAGGTACCTTCCCAACAATAGAAGACGTTTTAGATAAACAAGAAGTTCAATACGTTTATGACAAGTACTACAAATTTACAGTAAAAACTAACGAGTCTGGTGATTTTATGATATATGGTGTGCCTGTTGGTGACCAAACCCTAGTTATGGATGTTGATATGAGTGATATAGGTTGTTTTTCTATGTTGCCTGAAGATTTTAAACAATTAGGATTCCCAGACTCTAAATTTGACGGTACTAGATTTAGGGATGACTCAGCGTTAGACAATTTACCACAAATTGTAGGACAACAAAAATCTATAGATGTTAGACCTTTTTGGGGTGATGAAGAATTTTGTAACGCAGCAATAACAAGAGTAGATTTTGACTTAAATAACTCAGGGATTAAAATACAACCAACAGCTGTCTTTATGGGTAGTACAGCTACCGACACAGATAAAGACTCAGTCAATAAAAGATGTAGACCAAAAAGACATATGGGTGAATTGTGTAGTTTAGTTACGCAACCCGGAATAATTGATTGTATTAGGTATACACCATTCTTTAAAGAAGATGCGAAAGCTTTTCCACCTTGGCCTTATGATGGTTCCGCTATGGGTGGTGGACAAGTGCCGGTAATGGAAAGATTTTATTTTGATGATGGTGGTAGGGTGATTGATGAGACAGGTGCTTTTCTAGTTCATATGCCTATGAATCTAGACCACGTAATTACTGACGAGTTCGGTAATTTAGTAAAATCAAACGACCCAACAAAAGGGGTTGCGACAAGGACTAGATGTAGATTTAGGGTAAGACCAGAACAATCCTCAGGTACTGCTAGGCAAAGAAGAAGGGGTTCACACTTAGTACCACAAATTAGAGAATTTGGGACCGCATCAGATACGGATGGTGATTGGCCCGAGATAGGTCAAAATTTAAAAGATGGGGAAGGTAATAGTAAATTCTACGACCCATATTGTTTTTCTTTAGAATATCACGATTACCACCCATGGGCTCAAACAAATCTTATACCACCAGCTACAGATTTATTCTACGACATGTCCTTTAATAGGGTATATACATTTTCCCAATTCCATGACCACGTTAAACATAACGGAAGGAGACAATTTTTAGGTATTAAAGAAATATTACCGGAACAAGACCAACAATGCTCAACTTCAGCAATGTTTTTCCCAGTCAATAGTGCTGTAAAAAGACTTAAAGGTATTATAATTTTAAATCAGTTTATTCTATTATTTACTTACGTTATTTATAGAATGTTATCCGTAGTGTTTGGTCTTATTGCTAGTATACTTGGAATAATACTAATTCCATTTCTTATAATTTTTGCTGCTATTTGTTTGCTTTATTATTTGATAAATGGATGGGGGTGGCTTGCTAGTCTCTTAAATATGCAAAACACACCTACTTTGTGTGGTCAATTATCGTGGACCAATACGTGTCAACCACAATGTAAAACTTTTGGGATACCAATGGGATTCACCTTATTTACTCTAAGGCAGAAAAAATACCCAGAATGTGAAAGTTGCATGTGTAGGACCAACCCAAATAGTGACATGCAAAATGCTTATGACAATTATAATTGGACTAACGACGACTGTGGAGTATCAACTAATATTTTTGGTGTTGAAAGAGATGTGGTTTGCTGTCCAGATAGTTTTGGGTACGACTCAACTACAAGTAACCCACCACCTGACATATTCGGTAATTCTACAGCCGCAGGTAATGACATGGCAGCCGGAGGTGGATGTTATGTAAAATGTATGTGTTTAAATGCTGCCTGTTTGGACTTTAACACAAATGATGTACTAATTAGGGAGTGGTACAGAAGAGAAAAAATATTTTCAGCTTTATGTGATGGTGTAATGAATTATTTTTGGGAAAATGCTTGGGTAAACGGATTTCTATACCAATTCCAGTTCAGAGCTAAATTATCTTATGATGCTGCCGCTGACACCTACGATACCTCTGGTACCAGATATTGTAAAAAAGTAGTTTATTTACATCCATCTGAACATACTTTTTATTATAGGTGCACACCATTTAGATACCTATCAGCAACTACAGGTAAATTTATAGCTGATGACGATGGTGTAAGGGGTGGTTCAAGTAGTAGTGATTACCATTCATCAGGAGATATGGAAAGACACATACTATTCCCAACCACAATTGTAGATATGGGTTCTAGAAATCAATGTATACAACAAATATGTTTAGATGAAAAATTTGCTGAGGATTGTTCCGTAACAGACCAAATAGGTAGTACCACATTCCAAGACATAACTGACCTAGTTTCAGACGCTTACAATCTTAAAGCGTCACAACCAAATATGTCGTTAGGGGATTTATTCGCTAGACCTGAAAAAGAAATAGGTGGTGATATGGCACAAGCACTAATGCAAAATTCTATGTTGGGTGTTTTTGGTTATGAAACTAACGTATCAACCACATCTTGTGATTGTAGTGTACCGGCAGGACCACCACTTTTGGTGACTGATGGAGATATAGAATACGAAATACCAAACAACATAAATGAAACAGGTACTTATGTGGACTACGCAATAAATGTTAACGCTGGGTATGATATACAATGGAGACCTCATTTATTTACCGCTAGTACACCTACCATTATGACAGGAGCTGACCTAATAGATTGTGTTTCTTACGAATTATCTGGTAGTTCACAAATAATCCCTTTTTACATTTGGAGGGTAAACGGGTCTAGTGGTTTTGGTAATGAAAATAATGATTGGCAGTACACAAGGGGTGGGTATCAATCAGCTTCATATAGTTGGACAAGTACGGGTGGGACAGTAGTTATTAATTCCGGTGACTACCAAAACACGGTAGGAGCTTTAAATGGTTTTGCTGAACCAGGTACAGTAGGAGACGCATACCCACCGATGTCAGAAGTAACAGGCCCATCAATGTTATTTTCTCAACCACTATTCTATTACTTTGGACTAAGACCAGGAGAAACAGCTTATAACCGATTTATTAGACTTTATGTTGACGAAGAACTATCCAACACCGTTATATAATGAGTAATAAAAAAAATATAAGAATTGTAAGGGGTGAATCTAAATTTGCTGGTTCTCAGAATAAAGATATGAGTCTACAACCTTTTTTGAGTAGTGAACAACGTACTATGATAGAAGGTGATAGAAACTTGGTTTTAAATCTAAGAGACCAGTTCGATTTTGAGAGAGACTATTCTACAACATATAGACCATATGGTAAGATAGATGTTTTATATAATAACATCATAACCGGACAAACAGACGAAAACCGTATATTAAATTATATGTATTTTACACCACCTTTTATTGGTTGTCCAGACCCAATCTCTATATTACCAGTAGTAACACCATTTAGTGGACCACCCTGTGTAGGTTTACCACCATCTGACTTATTTACTTTTATGCCTCCTTATCGTTACGGCACTAGTAATAGTTCACAATACAGTAGTGTTAACGCCTACCAAGATAATTGGGTGACATACATTTCCTATGTTTCTGAATGTGATAAAAATCAAGGGATGGAGTTTTATGTGAGATACACTGGTAGTACCATTGGTATAAATTTTCGTAGTGGTGACGGTATTCCAGCTCGTATCCAACTAACTACTGTAGAAGGTAAACAAGTTTTAAGGATAACTACAGCATCACCACATGGAGTAAATGCTGGGGAATTTATAGAGTTACAAAGTAACCCAAGTATCGTTCCCATGGGATTAACAAATCTTATTACTGATATAACGATTAACGGACCACTAGTATCAACAACCCAGAACTTATTTAAAGTAGATTTTTTGGGTAACGAATACGTAAACTCAGAAGAATATGTTATCAACGTATATACAAAAGGTGTTGACTTAACTGAAGTACCACAAGATTCAGTATGTGTTATACAAAGAATAATCAGTATAAATAATACTGGTGAAACTAGGTCACAATACTGTACTCACGTTCATAGACTAATCACTAATTCATCAGACTACAGTTTGGATAGGACAGGTTTTGAAAATGGTATATATAATAAAAAAGGTAGGGTGTACAAATCTAAAAAAACACCAGATGGGTACGGTGATAAAACGGTAATCACACAAGACTTTAAATCTTTTTTATGGAACACAAACCTAGACATAGATGTGGACGACTACCAAGACAACTTAAACAGACCACTAACAGACTTGTACTTAACGATTTTCCAAGTCAATAGAAATCTTATGTGGCACTATGAAGCACCAGCCAACTCACCAACAGGATATGGGTGGGAATGGAACTTTAGAAAAAATGGTAACATAGACCCATTTGTTGATAACAATGTTAACCCAACTAACCTATTTCAAAATACAACAAACGGGGTAGACCCATTACCATTAAGTGGGACGACATATCGAGGAGCGTTTGTAGAATATAACCCATTCGAATTAAAAGAAAGGATTATTTCAGAAATCCAACACTCATTACAATTTAATAGAGACGCTATGTATGAATATCCAGGAGGTTCATCAGACTACATAAAATCAATATATAAGTACAAACCACATAATCGTATACCTATACGTAAATTATCCACCACTGTAAGTTATGAAGACAGTCTATTTACAACACCACCGTACGCTACTTATTCTTTATCAGAAGGGACGTTTAGGTGGAGACCAATTCTACCTTTAGATTATTTTGAAGATGGTGATAATGGTGTTAATTATCCATATTTAAATGATGCACACTACCCATATTTAAATTTAGAATTTAAAATAGACCCTATTATGTTTGGTTATAGCTCTAGTAGTATAAATGTAGTTTCAGAATTTGTCGATGTCTGTGAATAGAATACAAATAAAAGCATCTCTTAGTGATAAAAAAGTCACTATACCGTTAGGTCAAATATTTGACGAACTAGGTCGTGAACAACTATTAGAAATGCATGATGAGATTGAGTTACAAAATAATATAAATTACATACAAGACTATGAGACTACTAGATATACACCTAACTACGCACCAGATTTTGAAATATACTATGAATTTGACTTTTGGGATGGTGTAAACTCAACTTACGTTAACAACTTTAACATTTTAGATTATAAGAATGTAGACCTATCTAGAGATGCAAAGTCATTTACTAAAAGTTTTTTTAAATTCGATTTTTTCGATTCCCCGGTAAGAGAAGAACAAAAACTAATGTTCTCCACTATAATGCCTAGTAATAATTGTAGAAGAAAAAGTGTTGTGATTATTCCATCCGAAGACCCAGAAGAATATTGGGCCCAACGTAGTGAAGGTATATCAACACCAGTTTATGATGTTTACGTACCAGCTTTTTCCGCGTCTTCTGGACCAGTAGGTCAGACAGAAAATTACTACCTACAATGGTTAAAAGGTAGAGAATTGTTTACCGGTAACACTTTTTATATGACTTGTAAGTTTTTTAACGCAAAAACAGGTAGTGTTATGAGGATGCTAAATCAAGAACCAACACCCATACAAGGAAGTTACAACTTCCAAGACTTTTTTTATTACCAAGTTGTTTTAAATATAGAAATAGGTAATACGACACCAAAATATAACTACACCATACATCCATATAATTCCGTTGCGGGTATGACTGGTATTTTGTTAGCACCATTAGGTGAAACGGTTAACGGACCAATAAAATTTTATGAATATATCACAAATTAATATATGGACGTACAAAAGTTTACCATAAGAAGAACCACAGCGTCAGCAAGTACCTGGTCTCTACCTTGTACCGGAGGAACAAACTTCTACCCAATAAATCTAAGTACTAATTGTTCTGGTGTGACAATGTATGATTCCACTGGGTCAGAAGTGGTTAACGCTTTAGAAAGTGGTGTGATGTCTAGTTTTCCAAACGAACTAAGAGATTGCTCACCAACACAACCATGTGTGATATTATGGGACGCACCATTAAGTATTAGCCCCACTAATTGTACCAACCCAGAGGGATATAATTACGTATTATTTAAAGGACTTATTTTAACTTCGGGCAGTACCTTTTACCAAAATAGCTATAATGAATTAAGTACCATATATGATGTAACCAACACCAACGTAAACCAAACATTGTCATCACAAGGCATAAATGCTTTTTGGGATGAAAGTATTGCTATATGTGAATGTTTGGACCCACTAGATAGTGTGTTATATAATATACCACTAACACTAACACAAGATTATAACGATATTGGTCATTACAGTGTTTGGGACGGCAGAGTAGACCAACAACAAACATTCTCAAATTTTGTTTTTACTGCTAACACAACAGGTAATGGGATGAAAATTCAAGTGTATAATACAACAGATTTTGGTTCGTATAATGCGTTCCAAAACTCACCATACACTATAAGTTGGGGTGAGTGTGATTGTTCTGTACCACTTAACGGTAATGGGTACCCTTGTTGTGAAGATTTACAATATCCCTCACTTACTAGTGATTATGAATATGTGGTGGCATCACAGTACTCTATAACAATAACACATGAAGGTCCATGGGGACCTACATCGGTAAGTCAAAGAATAACAGTGCCTAATTTAACGTATAACCAAATATTAGCACAAGTTTATTCCCCCGCACCACCTACAGGTGCTGGAATGGGAGGGCCACTATCACCTAGTACACCAGGAGGTGACCCATACCAAGTAGATTTAAGTGGTCCTAACCCGATACCTTCAGTTTACTTAGCACCATTATTCACATCTACAGCTTATCATGGCACATACGGTGTTTTTGGTTCACCAAACTATTACCCACTTGATTCTGGTACCAACATAAATCAATATAGTGGTACATCCATAGGTTGTTTTGAATTAACTGGGATAACTGATAGTACAGTAGGTATATTTTCTACATATAGTAATGCTCCATCTACATTAGCTCCAGGTTTTTTACCTAACGGTTTTGAGTTATTTGTTTCACTACCTGTTGGTGGTGATGTTGTCGACCCGATAACAAATACTATTACAGCTGGTATGATGGGTTCAATATTTAACGCTGACGCACTATACACTGGTTATACAATTTCTTCAGCAAACGGACAAACACCTATAGATTTTTACGACTTCCCAAACGGAATTACAATTTTTGTTGCTACTAGTTGTGGGTTAAATTCATTAGCTTTTGGTGGTGAAGATTGTTTTGAGTGTCCAGAGGAAACCTGTGAGTTTTGTTTAACAAAAGATGAATTTATTAATAGGGTCACCCTCCAACCAGAAATGATAAGTACTTTATCACCCGCTAGTCCACCTAATTGGTCACCTTTCGTTGATTATGTACAAGGTGACATAGTTTATGATGTATCACCACAAGATTGTTGCTGTTATGTAGTTGTTGCGGAACTAGGTATAACACAGACAAGTACTAGTGGTTTGAATGACCCATTTGCTGGTGTCATGCCATCACAAATGTACCAAGGAGTTTGGTTAAACCCAACTGGAGCTGATGTGCATGTTTTTGAAGGTTGTACACCTGATTGTGTTTCTTGTCCAGCGGGAAGTGCTTTACCTTGTGCTGACCCATATAATGTATTTAACGCTTACTCACCTATGGGTCCGGTGGGTATAGCTGGACAGTGGGATAACTCACAAGTATTTACACAAGGACAGTTTATATATGGTCCGGATGGTAATTGTTATCAAGCAATAACTAGTATACCAACAGGTATAATACCCACAGCAATGACTAATTCTAATTTATGGGATTATGTTGGCTGTGTAAGTTGGGTGTGTCCACAAGATTTAGCAAGTCCCGGTCCTTATATTTGTGAAATGATTTCTGGTAGTACACCAGACAGTTTTACTTTTTATGGTGGACCAGGTGGTTGTGTAACAGCGTATAATAATGGTAATTGTCCGGTAAGTGATAGGTGGCATTGTGAAAATCAATACGGTTGTGATATGCCTGGGTGTCAAGAAATAGATTATACTCACCCACAATACAATAACGTAGGTTATCCACTATCTGTTACATTTTCATCAATGACCGACTGTGAATCGTGGTGTAATCCCATAGCGTGGTCCTGCACAACCCCAACTGCTACACCATGTTGTTCAGAGGTTTCATGTTTTACAGTTGCACCATCAGATTATTATACTATAATGACAAATTATGTTTTAACGACACCACTATTAACAGCAAATCTTAATCAGTTATTCTTAGACCCATATTATGGGATAAGTGATTGTGAGTTAGGTGTTTCTTTACAAGGAATATCAGCTTGTTGTAATTTTGCAGCTTGGGAATATTTTTGTGACCAAGGATGCGTAGAGATTGTAGGTGGTGGTTTTCCAGATGAAATATCTTGTCAAACAGCACCAGGAAATAATAGTGGTATACCAGGACCTTGTGGGTGGGATTGTTATGACCCATGGAGCCAACCATGTAGTGGTGGGACCGGGTTCCCAGGTAGTTCAGCTTGTGTACCATGTTACACCAATGCTTGTGGTCAGTACACAACTTCTGGTGATTGTTGTAATTGGTGTCAACCACCCTTAACAGAATGTTGGGTTTGTTTAAGTGGGTCAGCTACAGCATGTCAAAATTTAGCTCCGTGTCCAACACCACTACCAGCATGGGAATCTGATTGGTACGTGGACCCAGCTTTGGTACCACTAAGTGGATTTGGAGCTAACCCTAATTTTTCTAATTTTTCCTACCCCCTTGGAAGTTTTGTTAACGCAGTAGATTGTGAGGATAACTGCCCAACCGAGGGTGGTGTTGATTGTTTAGAAAATATGACTGATGGTACAAGTTATGGTCAGTGTATCAATTGGCCAAACCCAGTTGCTTTACCTAGTGGTTATGGTTGGTCACCTGGAGGACCTTACGAATCTTTTTCAGCTTGTTGTATAGCAACAGGTTGTTGTGATATAGAATGTGACGAATCTGCACAAATATTTGACCCAATGTCTGGTTTATATGACCCATCATGGCCTTGGTGGCCTTGTGTCTATATTGCTGTTGTTGGTGGTAATCCACCACCAACTCCATTAGGACCAATATATGGGACTATGGCACAGTGTGTGGCAGATAACCCAACTGGGTGTGTATCAGATGAAATAACTTGTGATTGTGCGTGTGACCCACTTACGGGTGGTCAAGGTAACGACCAAGAAGTATTTGTATCTTTAGGTGGCGATTATACTTTATACGACTATGTATCCTACCCAGGTGGTACACCTAGTACATGTTGTTATTATTGTGACTTACCTCAATATAGTAACCCATTTACAGGGACACCACCAGGATTTTACGATTGTAACTACTTTGTTCCAGAGGGACCAGATGCACCTAATGGGATACCAAACGCGTGGATAAGTTGTGGGAGCACACCTAGTGGTGCTACTACAGGAGGTTGTGACCCATGTTCGGCACCATCAGCTGACACATATAGTTGTGATTATATAGACGGTTGTGTCCAAAACCCAATACCTTGTTCTTATGTATTTGGTTCAGAAGCAGCATTAAATTGTTACACAGCTAGTACTTGTCAAGACCATTGTAAATCAGGTTGTTATTGTGACGAAAATGCAACACCAGCAGACCCAACGGACGACTTTACGGCTTGTGTTATGTTACAAGATGTTATAAACGGTTTAACCACAAATACGTCCACTTGGTATGGATTTTTTAGTCTATGGGCCTGCCAACAAGCAATACTACTACCACCCCCAGTTAATTTAGATTGCTGCTCAACACTTGGAAGTAAATTTCATTGTGACGATAGTGATTGGTGTAGTTCTTTAAACCCTGGAATACCAGGTACAAATGGTCTAGGGTGTATTGAAGTTTTTCCTGGGGACATATTATATAGTATAGCGGCCTATACCAATTTAAGTGATTGTGTCACTAACTGTAAATGGGCATGTGATGTAGCAACCACATTAGGTACTTGTCAGTTTGTAGGAAATAACCCTAATGGATTATTCCCAGAACATTCCTCAGCTTTTGACTGCTTCCAAAACACCAACCAATGTGATTGTACAACTCCAGGACTATGGTTTTGTGATACTAACGCTGGTCAGTCAGCAACAACATCTAACTGTTTTCAAGAAGGTGTGATACAGGCATGGCAAACAACAGCACCTTTTATTAGTTGGACAGATAATTTAGTTTTTGGTCAAGGAGGTACATCCACACCATACTCAACTGGTACAGCGTTAGGATTTGCAAGTCAAAGTGATTGTCAACAAGCTTGTAGATTTTGTTGTGATAGTGTAGTTAGTTGTACGTGTGATTTAAACCCTTATAACTTTAATTGTTCTATATCTATACAGGATTGTGTAAACGCACAAACAAATTACCCTTGTTGTCCATTAGTCACTGAATGGTGTTGTGATGAAACATTAGGGTGTGTAAGTTTTGTGGGTACAATGCCAGCGGGTTGTATACATGGACCATTTGGAAATCCTGCAGACTGCCAAGACGAATGTAATTTTATATGTGGTGAATGTACTCCAGATTTAGGACCGACATTCCAACCAGACCCATGTCAGTGTAGTCTTATAACGACACCATTTTATACCGCAGCACCACCATATACAAATTGTACAGCGTACAATAATTTACTAGATTGTCAGAACAACTCTTATTCGTTGGGTGGTATAGGTTCTAACAACACAACATGTTGTCCGTGTCAAGACTGCCAACTAGCGGGTTCTGTTACCTTCCCAGTAATAAACATGGGTGGTGGTTGGGCATTACATACTGTTGGTATTAACCTACCAATTGCCGGTTCCATAATCCAATCCGACCCATGGGTCTCAACGATTAACTATCTTTCAGGTGATACAGTAACACATTGTGGTAGTGGTGGTACTTGTTGTTGTTATGTTAATGTAGTGGATGCGTATTCTACACTAACACAAGGATTGTACAACCCATCTGAATGGTATAACCTCTACTCAAATAGTCTAGCTAACAGTCTTGTCACAGAGTATGGTGACCCACTAGTTTGGATACCGTGTGACACAAGTTGTCCAACCACAGCTACTACATCTATGTATGAATGTCTTCCGGGACAACCAATATATACCTTCTGTGATAGTGCAACTATGGAATTTCCAATAAATCCAGTAGGCACAACTTGGCCAGGAAATCAGGGTATTAATGCAGGAACTAATACGTGGGCTTGGTGTCTCATATTTTTTGATTGGATAGTACAAACTTACCCACCAAATACACCATTTGATGGTAAAAAGGCTGTTTCCCCTAATGGTGTTAATCCAGCCTGTCCTAATTACACAACTCAATACGGTGGTAATGGGGGGATATATTTGACGAGGCCATCTTGTCATATTACTAATACGATGTATAACGCAGCAAATGGATGTAGTGGGATATTCATTGATTGGAATGATGCTATCGCTCAATTAAATCTAGTCAACACAAACCTAAGTCTACCCCCAACATTTAATACAGGTATGAGTGTAGATGATGCTAAGGTGGAAATGTTTAGTTATGGAGAAACCACATCCCACCCACTATACGCGGGAACTTCTGGTTGTCAATGTTCTCAAACAGGGCCGTGTTACTGCCAACCTTGTATTGGTGGAGCTAATTGTATTTGGTCTGATTTAAGTCTTTGTAATATAGCAGCGAATGCAACACCATGTTGTGTCCCACCTGTAACAGGTTTCTGGGTTTGTGATACTGGAAACCCAAACCAATCAACTGGTGTATGTCCTTGTATATACGACCCACTTGCTGTTGTTGGGTATAATAGTGAACCACTTTGTACTGGGGATACCCTTACATGTTGTTACGAACCACCAGTTAACCCAGTATTATGGACTTGTATTGATACAAGTGGTAGTACAGAGACATTAGCACAAAGTCAATGTGGGTTAAATAAAATATATATAGGGAATAAAGCTAATGACACCCAAGCACTTAATGGTATAGTAGCTACAGTAACATCCAACCCAGCAGACTACTACAACCAATTTGGGTTGTACTATTGGTCAAATACCGGAGGGGGTTTATGTAATGCATCTCCATGTCCACCATCACCTAATTATAGTTATACACAGTGTGAAGATAGTAATGGTTATTGTCTAAATTACACCACCTACCTTGATATTGTTGGACCTGCTGCTTCCCTATTTAACGCAAATGGGTTTACTAGTTGGGGTGATGTAATTGACCACCTTAACTCGGTAGTCATTACTAACTCTTGGTCGTTAGCATTTGCCTACACTGATACGGTAGGTACTTGTTTTGTTAAAATGGGGATAAATGAAGGTACAAGTTGGAGTGGTGGTGATTTTTGGGTTACAGATGGGGTTACGTTCTGTAGGTGTTACTGTGAATGTCATTGTGAAGAAGATATAAACGGTTTATACGCGTCACAACTTCTTTGTGAACAATCGATAAATTCTTGTTGTGGGACAATAATAGAACCTAGTTGGGATTGTGACCCACATTCGTGTCTTTGTTTAGACCCTGGAACTGGACTTGGGTTCTACACTTCCGCAAATGGGGGGTTAGCACAGTGTAATATAGATTGTTGCCCAACTATACTTGGGTGTGACGACTGTGACCAATTACTACAGTTACCCGGAGCACCAATTTATATGGGAAGTTACAACTCTTCTACTACTTATCAGATTAATGAGTGTGTGTTTGACCCCAACGACAACGACTGTTGTTATTGTTGTGCTCCTTTTGTGGTGGGTCCTGCTCTAGCTGTTAGTTCTAGTTTACAAACATTATTATTTAATGCTAGTTCACCCGCATACTGTAAAGATGGACAAGGAGACCCAAGTGCGATTGTAGGTATTAATATTGGTGGTGGGATGTGGATACCCTGTGGTGTAAATAATCTAAACCAAATATGTACAAATGTAATATCACCAGTATGTGAGTCATGTGACATAACTTTAGTAAACGACCTACCAACACCAGTTACTTTCCCATGGAATCCTGGTTATGGACCACCCGGTCAAATATACCTATCATTCAACATAGGTGAGTGTATATACGATGTGGACCCACTTGGTACTGGTGATAACTGTTGTTGGTGTTGTGCATGTGAATATGGTTGGGATGGGAATAACTGTATTGAACCAATACCGATAGCTAATGGACCTTTAGCACGTCGTATGGGAGAAACACCACAAAAAAATGTAGAGTTTGGTAATGCAAGTAAAAGTATGAACCCACCAGCTTGTGGTATAGGGCACATAACGAATAATGACCCCAACACAGGTACGTATTATGTAAACGCATCCAGTTGGAACTCAATTTGGGCACCATGTGGAGGAACCAGTACCAATCAAGCCTGTGGTGGTACATCAAGTAGTTCATCATCAATTAGTCCAGTATCATCAATCCACGCATAAGGTATGAATAAAAGTATGGAATTTGGCACTCACAAAAAATATGACATTGGTTATATAAAAGTTGATAAAAAAATTTATATGCCTACAGTAGAAAGGTTAAATAAATGGGTAGATATTGTATCTAAAAAATCTTGGTATGATAAAGTAGAATTTTATATTACAGGTTCTTTTACAAGTCATGTAATGAATATTAAACCTTTTTGGCCTACTTGGGATATAGATATGATTATAACACAAGAAAATAATAAAGAGTTAGATTATGACTTAATTAAAGAAGTTTTACTAGAATCTGTTGAAGTCGCTTTAATAGATTGTGATTTTTGGATGGACCTAAGTTTCCAAAGAAAAAAAGATATATGGGGTTTAAATCCGGATGAATCATTAAATACGGATAAAACTCATACTGTTAAAGCTATTAAATTTGGTGATAAAGGTAACGTAGAATTAATTAAAGATTTGTGGGAAATACATAGAGAGTTTCCCCTAAAAAAACATGGAGCAAGGAATAAGTTTGGTTTTAGATACGGCAAACCAATATCAATAACAGAATATAAAGAAAAATATTATGCACAAAATGAGTCCGTGTAAATTATTACTTAGATATTTATAATAAAATAATAGATGGGATTTAAAAAAATTTTTAGAAATGGTTGTATCCCCCCTTTAACAAAAGAGGAGGTTTTAATGAATGTTTGTGAAAGACCGGAAACAAGGTCTAACATATTTATTGAAAGAGGAAAAATAACTGTCTTTGAAAAACCCCAAAGACTAGGGCAAACACCTAATATGGGTGAACTAGAGTTGCATGGTTATGGGTTTTATAAAATAAATAAACAACCTTAAAAATGGCATTAGGAGCATACGGAATAAAAAGACCAGCAGATGTACTTCCAGATGATGTACAAATTATTGTGCACTACACCCCTAATAGGGACGCAACATCTAATTTTGTAGTTTCACAATTACCAGCAACCACACTACTAACACCTCACTACCACCAAAATAATACAGGTGGGGCAAATGGTGTTGAGATTTTAGGTGGACTGTACGACTTACAACTACCATCAAACGTATTTGCGGCAAAAGGAATTTATACAATTTACATTAGACCTGTTGAAATAAGAACAACCATTATAGATTGTGGTATACTAGCATCTTTACCAAACGTAAAAGGTTTAGTTTTTGATTTAAATAATGTACCAGCAGCGTATAGAAGTAGATTTAAACCACACTCCTTAGTTGGTTATAGAATAGAATATTTACAGGCCAACGGTGAAAAAATACATAACTTTTTTAGGTTGGTAACGTCTAATTTTTATTGTGAACCAGTAGCGGCAAATCTAACCAACCCAAATCAAATAGCACCTAGGTATACATACACAAATACAGAAACTAATTTAGTGTTTTGTACATTAACACCTACAAGTGCACCATCCAACAACCCTAACGCTATCCCATTTATAGGTCAACCAGGACAAAAAGTCATCATAACAAATACATTTTTCAACCCAGTAGTACTAGACGTTGAAATGGTGGACCACGACTTTGATACATTAGCTATAGCACTTTACGGTAACCAGTCTAAATCGATAGATGATGGAATCTACACCCTATACGACTTTAGTAATAACATATACCAACAATATAACTTATATGAAGTTAGAGACCAATTTAACGACCAATTATACGAAATTAGAGCAAATAGAGGTAATAATATAGATTTCAGTAAGACATTTAACACAATAAACGTTTAACAACTTATGGCTAGTAATAGATTTAGATATCCACCAGCACCAGGACACGGAGGAGATACCTTTAGTGACAACCTAGTTGGTAACCAAATTACCGATGGTTCATCACAAATGACTATGGGTAATTTTTCTATTGGCCAAGAATACACTAGAAGTTTATCCACCAATCAAAAACTAGAAGGATTCTCAAACCCAATCACACTTGAATCGCTAGATTTTGGTGATTTAAAAACAGCACAAGATTTTACAAAGAATAATTTCCAAGTATACATAAACACAGATACAAGTAATATATCTGAATTAGTCCTGTACGGTTCATTAAAAAAGAGACTAAGTGTATCAACACAAAACATAGTTAATTTTTTCCCCGCAGCTTTATTTATTGATGGTGTAAATTCTTTAAATATGAGTGGGAATACCACCGCTTACAATATAATTTATAATACAGGGACAGACCAAACAACATTTAAGGTTAATGTTGACCACATATCAAACCCATTCGTAATAGAATTTACAACTAATGGTGAATTACTAAACAGTCCCATTAGTAAAGAACAAATCTTAAATAATTTAGAAATGTTCGGTTATGGGTCGGATACTTTAATTAAAGTAGCTGACGGTACTGTATCTAAATTAAGGAATTTAACCACAGAATATAATAATTATGTTTTAACTATTGGGGGTGGGATAGGTGAGGTGGAACATAAGGTAATAAACCTAAAACCACAAACAACAACAACAGGATTTTTAACTTTTACTGTGGAGGGTAACCCATTTAAGAACTTGGTCTTATGTGCTACAACCACCACCGAAACATTTTTTATAAAGCCAAACAAACTAGAAAGTGATAACGCATTTAAAAATTTTAATTATGTAGATAAATTTTTAATGAATAGAGATGTGGTACCAGAGTACACAGCTAATTTTAAATTAATAAAAGAGTCCAGTGCTGGCGGTACTTACTATGACAACACATTAGTTACTTGGACTAAACAGGACGAAATTAATTTAGACATAACTACTAGTGCCTACACCGAGTACCTAACCCAATTAGCAGATTTAGGTGCGGAACTAGACACTCAAAAAACAAATCTGGTATCTAGATTTTTAACATCTCCAGTACTTAAAGAATTTGATACGGTAGACCAAAAAATAGAAAAAACCCTACAAATATATGGTAGAAGTTTTGATGAAATTAAGACTTTTGTTGACGGTATAGCTTACATGACTAATGTAACCTACGATAGTAAAAACAACATACCAAACGAATTAATTAAAAATTTCGCTAGAACTTTAGGTTGGTCAACACCAAGTACACTTAATAATGACAACTTTTTAGATAATGTTCTAGGTATTAGTGCACCACAATATTCGGGTACAAGTATTAGTAACACACCAGCAGAATTAGATATTGAATTGTACAGAAGGATATTACTTAACACAGGATACCTATTTAAATCTAAAGGTACTCGAAAATCCATAGAGTTTATGTTGGGTTTATTAGGTGCCCCAGAAGCTTTAGTAGAATTTAACGAATATGTAGTTTTAGCGGATGCTAGGGTAGATATAAATAAATTTAATAATGCTTGGAGTAGTATTTCAGGTGGAGCTTACACTACTAAAGTAATTAAATACAGTGTACCATTTTCTTCTTTTACTTATGTTACTGGAACAACTATAAATCCATTCGTAGAGTCAGACTACCCCATAAACAATGACGGGTACCCAAAAGTACCTAGAATAACAAACAATTTCTTTTTTCAGAGAGGAGCCGGTTGGTTTGAAAGGACGGAAGAACATAAATCAGAATTAATCATAAACCAAGAACAATCAATACTAAGTGGGTGTAGTCCGAGTATTGTAACTAAGTTTAATAACTTTACTTGGGGTGGATTTTGGGGGACGGGAATACTTTCTAACGACCCTAAAGCACCATACTTAGATAGGTTTAGGAGATTCCCACATATGTATTTTGGTTTTGGGTTAAAAAGAATAATAGACGATAAAAAATCTTGGGTAGAAATAGGTCAAGACATATACCGACCAGATATAGAACCAGACATGGCAATGTTTAGTCTAGGTACTGGTGACCCAAATAATTTTAAAAATCATGTTTTTCATGACACTTGTGGTGGACTAGAAAGAAGAAAAGAAAAATTAATAAAAAAGTTTGAAGAGTTGACCGCAGCCGGTACAAACCCACTATGGAGAAAATACCTTATAAGTAGAATTAGGTATGTTGAGATGTTTCAAAAAAATAGATGCTCTGTTGAAGACGAAACCAGACAATATAGTTTTAATGATAGGTATTGGAGAAGTGCGTACTACCAAACCAGTCACGAAAAACTAGTTTTAAATGTAAAAAATGTTGACCTAAATTTAAATATTGGCCAAGGATTAACTTATGATGTTTGGAGGCAATCCAGTTTACATAATTGTATGTTTAGTGGTGGGACACTACCACCACCATACCCGACTAGTGGTGGTACCTGGGACTCAACCAACCCACAAATCAACGCTAAAAAATTAGACTTTAAAGTGTTTAGAGATAATTTTTGGAAATACTTTATAGATGTTAAAAATAGGATGACAATCAACGATGGTAAAACGGGGGGTTATCCAGTATTACAACAAATGTATTTAGATTATCTAAAAATGAGTTGTGGTGCTAATAATCAGTATACGTACACTAAGATGGTAGACTACGCTCAGTCAATGGGGGATTATTGGATAAAGATAATTGAACAAATGGTTCCAGCAACTACATTATGGACCAGTGGTGTTAAGGTAGAAAATTCAGATTTCCACAGAGACAAATTTGTATATAGATGTTACTCCATGTCAGGGACCCCATACAGTAGTGGGTACACAACAAACTTCACAGTAAACCCGACAGGGTATACGTCATACCCAGCATCACATTTCCAAGCTAGGATGATGAGTTTTAACGCACCACCGACCTCACCAAAAATTAATACGCTATACTATAACAACATATTAACTGGAAACACAATCAACCCAATATCCACCTACGCTTCGGCATATGATATAGATAAAATTTCTCTAATATCTGGAAGTGAGTTGGTAACTAATGAAACAAAAATATTAGCAAGAGAATTTAATAGTAATAAAAGAAAATTCACATCCACACCAATCTTTACAAAACAAGGAAGTACGGATAACCTTTTATGTGTGTACGGGTTAAAAGATTTTGGTGTGAAAAATCTAGGGTGGGTTAAGACTTATGATTTAAATAATAATAATAATAACCCAACAACCACACCTAACTCGACTAACACAACCCCAAGAGGTGGGGGTAGTGTAACCACGAATACCACAACTAATACTAACAGTGGTGGTGCTAGTAGTTATTCTAGTGGTGGTGGAACATCATCAGGAGGTGGTGGAACATCAGGAGGTGGTGGTGGTGGATACTAAAAAATACTATTATGGAAAAAATATATAGGTCAAAAATAGATTTGAGGGTTTTAGGTGAAGAAATAAAGTTTAACTTTTTTATTTCTGGTAATATTAGTAATACAGCAAACCAACAAGAAGTAATAAGTAAAAGAAATTCATTTAACTTCGTTTATAAAACTATTTACCCCGTAGATATCATTGTAAAAGTAGAAAATAACGTACAAAGAACATTTCTATATTTTGATGAAAAACTATTAGAATTTAATAATTTTAATAATTTGGTTACCACACTTAACACTCCTTTAATATTAGAAATTTTCAGAAATTCTAAAGGTAATTTAGGTTTTGAAAAAATTATTAATACACAAGCAGGAGCTTTCCTAAGTCACCCTAACTATTTTAGTACTAACTTAACAGAAGGTAGTATAAAACCTTTCGGTAAGATTATTGGTGGAAAATCTCACGCAATTCAAATGATTATACCCGGTATTAAACTTAGAAAAAATACAATAAACACCATTTCTTTTGATATGGATATTTTCGTAGAAAAGTGTGAACAATATGTTCATTCATTGGGGTTTAAGGTAAATTTAGATAAAACTGGGATTATGAAGGGGGATGTGATAACAATTAATCCGGTAAAACAAATTACAACACAACCTAAAGATATAAAACTAAAAACAACTTATCTAACTTTAAAACCTAAGGATTTAAATAATGGGGAGATAATGTATGATTACAAAAAACAATTAACACCACAAAATTGTGAACCAGAAACGTTGGAATTACTAAGTAGTAATGTCTACACCGTAGAAAATCCACTAGATACAAATGTGGACTTAACAGACTTAAATTTAGCAACAGACAATAAAATACAAATACCATATAACATATCTAGGTATGTTGAAGATAATGAAATAAAAGAAACTAACAAAATTTTTAAAAACGGAAAGTATATATACCCTTTAAATTGGGTAAATGAAATGCAAAATAATGAAGTTTTTGCCGACGCTGATACATGCTACTCTTTAAAATTTGCTACAAAAACACAATTACAATCGTTTATCGATAAATTAAAAAGTCAACAAATAGGTAGTGTCGAAACTTACCTAACAAATAATAATGTGGGTGTTTCAGAGATAAAACCTAGAACATATTCTAGGTTGTCACAATGGGTAGAAAGGAGTAGTTTAAATTCCTTTAATGATGTGAGATTTAGTTATGATACTTATGGGGGTATAAATAGTATAATAATCTGCCCAAACAAAGAATGTGTGGTGGGACCAGAAAAAATTGGTACTGAAAAAGGTTTGTATACGTCTGGTAATGAATATAATTTATCTAATGGGGAAAATTATGTGGGGTATTATCACGTACATCCAGAAAAAGGAGCTATGGTGGGTGCTGAACATACGGACAAATCCCATGATAGTTTAAAAGCTTTATACACTATAGCACCTATCAGTGCAAATTCAGCAAATGATTTTTGTTTTTCTACGTATAACAAAAAAAGTAATTACGAAGTTTATAGTGGATTTACGGTTACATCAGAAGACAGCAATGAAACCAATAAGACATACGACATACAATTAAGTGCCGCCTCTTTTTCAGCTGAAACTATAATACCAATCAGTAATATTGAAACTCAAACAAAAATGAGTTTAATAGGTGACCCTACTTTACAATATAGGCCTTATACCTTTAGTGAGGCATATGGTAGTAATGATGGTACCTTAATTTTTAACGAATCTGACGTGGATAATTATTTAACCTATTCTGCGATAACTAGTGGTGTTTATAGGTTTACCTACAAAGCTTATTTAAATATTGAGTATACGGATACTAAGTGGTGTCAATACCTAGAAACAGCCTACCCTTCAGGATTTACTAAAACATACCCGAATAACGATTACGAAATTAAAAGATTAATAAATACATCACTAATCCAAGCTGGTATGGGAGAAAAAGAAACTGTAGGTGTTGATACTGATTTTGTTTTTAATTCTGGTGAAAAATATAGAAATTGTTATTCTGGTAGGGAAAAATATGTGTGTACGGACACACCAACAAATACGGGGATAATAAACTTTAATTTCAAAGCTTCAATAATAAAAGGTTCCTCAACAGGTGGAACGGGTACCACACTTACACAATTCCAAGTTTTAAGGAGTCGTGAAAGTGATGGTTTAGCTAATGACTATTTAACTTTAGATGTGGACAACAATGATTTAACCACTAGTGGAATGAATAGTTGTGTGTTGAGTTCCATGACTTCATCCACCATATTTCATAAGCAAATTCCAGTGACATTAGATACTGGATTTATAAACCTTATTAGTGGACAAACAATACAATTAAGGTATGAAACAGATTGGACATCAACGTCTAAAGGAAATTTTTACGACTTAAGTGGTGGTGCTACAGCTATCCGCATAAACTTAGGGCATAAATTAGATATGAGTGGGCGTACTTTGGAAGCACCTTACTATAGGGGTGTAAAAGCTTCTACCGCCGTGTTAGATAAAAAACTATTTTTTGATTCTACTAAGGAATCGTTACCTTTTGAGTTAAAAGTGGGTGGAGCTACAAAAACTGTAAGACTAAACGGAACTTTATATTTATCTGATAGTGAATGTGGTAATATAAAAATACCATATGTGGATAATAGCAACTTTAATAAACTAACATTCTTAGATAGTACCGCACCAGATAGTAAATTAGTTTGGGACGTAACCACAGAGATACCAACCAATAGGTGGCAGGGGATGATAGAATCTAACACAATAAAAGACTACGTACTGAGCACTAAATCTAATTATAGTATGACAGCTATGAAAGATAACGGAGTATTTTGTTTTTATATGCCTACCTACAATAGTGATGAATATGGTGGAAAATGTGACTTTAATTTCCCACAACTTACACAATCCTATGTTATACATAATAAATTTAAAAATTATTATGGTAATGTGTTAGAGCATTTTATTGTTGTTACTCCAGATTGTGGGTTCCACAGACCATGTTATGGTACAAAACCAAAATCTACTTACGATATAATACACAAAACTACACCAGCTGATTGGAAAGTGGTTAATTTAAATAGGAAGTTAAATATAAAAGGTAAAGAAGTTAATATTGTCTCAGCTTTTTCACAATATAAACCAGAACCAGAAACCAACGAATCTAAAACAAAATGTAACTATTACTGTAAGTGTGGACAAGAACTAGCATCAACATTAAAACTAGACCCTATATATGGTATAACTAATATATTTAAAGATTTACAAGTAAATGAATGTGGTGAGTGTATAATGAAAGCACAAGAGTATTGTTTTTCTCTAAATAAAAAATGTGAAGCTAAATTAATGGGTGGTTGTGCAAAAGAAAACGTCTATATACAACAAGTGATAAATAATCTAAACCAACAAGTAACACCATACACGTCAACTCTATATAGTAAGGGTATTGAGGGTGGTAAACCGGTAGAAATAATAGAAGGAGGACCAAAAGGACTATCAACTCAAGGAACAGGACCTAGTGGTGGCCCAAGGGAAATACCAACAGTATTACAAACTAGGTACTCCTGTAACGATGGACTATGCTTCAAAGACCCAAAAGGTGGTTATGCGACATTTGAGGAGTGTGCGAGTCAATGTATCAATATAATTAACCCACCTGAAAACACACCAATATATGTAAGTAATGATACCGAAGAAAAAAAAGATAAGGAGGCTGGTTACGAATACAAAATAAACCCAAGTTTAGCTGATTCCTCTAAAGCACCTGGTATTTGTAACGAAGGTTATTATTGGTGTGAAAGTGTTGGTAAATGCATAAGTGACAAAGAACCTTGTAAAAATTAAGATATGGCAATAGCAACATCAAAAGGAAATATAAATTTAATTAACTATAATGTGGAAAACACATTAAGTGGTAGGTGTGATGGGCAAGTTTGGTCTGTCGATGTTTCTGGGACTACGAATACTAGACCACCATATATGATTAGTTGGTCAGGTAGTAGTAATGGTTATACAGCAACTACATTTGATATTATAAATTTATGTGAGGGATGGTACGAAGCTACCATCACAGACTCGATAGGTAATACAGGAAGTACCCAACTACAAATAAGTGGGTTTACGGTACCAACTATAGTGGGAAGCTTAACAAATGATGATTGTGTATTAAACACTAATAAATTAGGTCAAATAAGTATTACAAATTCTATAACAGAAACATCTAGTTATAGGTACGAGTTGGTAAAAAATGGTTCTGTCGTGAGTACACATTATGGTACTACAGCAGATACAACACATATATTTTCTTCTATAACTAATGGGAATTATAGTGTAAGT